AAATTACGTTGGGTTCAGGTGTTAGCATTGCAGATAGCACATTGTTTGATTACATGGGTTTGCCAATTAATGTAAATGGAATTGCATTTAACAATTTGCATGGTAGAGCATATAATTTGATTTGGAATGAATGGTTTCGTGATGAAAACCTTCAGGATAGCGTACAAGTAGATAAGGACGATGGTCCAGATAGTATTAATGATTATGTTTTGTTGAAGCGCGGTAAGCGGCATGATTATTTTACATCATGTTTGCCTTGGCCACAAAAGGGTGATGCAGTTAATTTGCCGTTAGGTACTTCAGCACCCGTAATAGGTGATGGAACAAATGATATTTATCTGAATTATTCAGGTGGTAATGCAAGGTTGTCGGTTGATGGTTCAGGATTTCTGAAAGCAACAGGCCCAGCCGGCAATCAATACCCTAAATGGGGTACATTGACAACTTTTGAACAAACAGGTTTAGAAGTAGATTTGTCAACGGCAACAGCCGCAACAATTAATGAACTGCGGGAAGCATTTCAAATTCAAAGACTGTATGAGCGCGATGCGCGAGGTGGTACACGTTACACAGAAATCCTACAAAGTCATTTTGGCGTTACATCGCCAGACGCTAGGTTGCAGCGTCCAGAATATTTGGGTGGTGGTAAATCACCTGTAGGTTTTGAAGCTGTACCACAGACAAGTAGTACAGACGCAACAACGCCACAAGGAAACTTGGCGGCCATGGCGCAAGTAGGTGTAGGAGGTCACGGGTTTACAAAGTCATTTACAGAACATGGCGTGATCATCGGTATGGCAAATGTATTTGCAGATTTGACATATCAGCAAGGTATGAATCGTATGTGGAAACGGCGCGATCGTTGGGATTATTATTGGCCAGCGCTAGCGCATTTAGGAGAGCAAGCAGTCCTAAATGAAGAAATTTATGCACAAGGTACGTCAGCAGATACAGATGTCTTTGGATATCAAGAGAGGTACGCTGAATATCGCTACAAGCCGTCGCAAATTACAGGTAAAATGCGTAGTGCGGCGGCAGGAACGTTGGATGTTTGGCATCTTAGTCAAGATTTCAGCGCGTTACCAGTATTAAACAGTTCGTTTATCGAAGAAAATCCGCCAATCGATAGAGTAGTCGCGGTTACAAATGAGCCAGATTTTATATTTGATTGGTTTTTCAATATGAAAACAACGCGACCGATGCCAGTGTACTCAGTGCCTGGACTAATCGACCATTTTTAGGTGAAAAATGAAAGCAAAATATGCAGTATATTTTGGGTTACTTAAACGCTTTGCTTTACCCATTATTATTGGAGGCCTTGTACTTTGGCTTGTTAATAATGGCTTTGGTAATTGGGCGGATATTGTATGCGACATTAGTACTAATTTAGGTGTTTACGTAGCGGAGTGTAAATGATGCTTCCATCAGCAGGAGCCATGATACAAGGTGCAGGTGCTGTTATACAAGGTTTAGCAGCTTATAAATCTGCACAGAAACAAATGAAGTTTCAGCGGGAAATGTCTAACACCGCTGTACAACGTCAAATGGCCGACATGCGAGCGGCAGGGATAAATCCAATATTGGCTGCAAAATATGGCGGCGCAAGTACGCCAACTGGTGCAGCATATCAGGTTCCAAATATTGGGGCCGCAGCTGTTGAGGGATACAAAGGAGCCTCATCAGCAAAACAAATGCAAGAGCAAGCGAGGTTGACAGGAGTAAAAGCAGATATAGAAAAGCGTACGTTGGATTATTTAGAAAAAGAAAATTTAACGATGGCGCAAGTAATGTATACTGCAAAAAATGTATTTACGTCTAAAATGTTGGATACATTTGAAAAAGGTTTAAGCGGTAGATGGCAAGAATTACCAAATCCTTATAGAGGGATTGGTCAATTTTTGCATAAAGAATTCAGGGACGCTGGAATGATATCACAAAGAGGCGAGGTGATGTCAATTTCAGGCGAAGGTTTAGGTAATTTAATTGCAAAAGCTGTTAAATTAGCAAGTGATGCAGGCGTGCAAGCAGTTACAGAAACAGGTCGCGGAATTATAGATGCAATTGCAGATAGGATAATGAAGAAATGACAAATAAATTCAAAACAGGATATGTAGAGCGCAAGCGAGTTCAAACGAAGCCGGAAGGCGAAAGTTTGACACAGCAGCACTTCGCGAAAGAAGCGGATGTGCGTAATATTATTAAGCAATATGACCGGACAGGGTTAATTGCAAATGTAGCGCGCGGTGTCGCGCAATATGGCGATTATTCGGAAATTAACGAATATCGCGAAAGTTTAGATATGGTTAATCGTGCAAACGATAACTTTATGCAGTTGCCAGCCGAATTAAGGCAGATGTTTGGCAACGATGCAGGAACGTTTTTTGAGTTCGCAACGAACCCAGAAAACGAACAAAAAATGATCGAATTAGGACTGAAGGAGGCTCCAGTCGTAATAGAAGAAACGCCAAAAAAGGCGAAAAAGGAAGCGCCCGAACCTCCCGCTCCCCAAGAAGCTGGGGAGTAGAGGGCGCGCGTGGGCACATTTACCTACTAGATGTAAATGTGCCCACTGACAGTCAAAGGAGGTAAAACATGGATAAAGTAAGATATAATTTAGTACAAGCTAAGAATAATGACGGTAAAAGTCATTGGATAAAAATAGGAATAGCCCAAAAACAGGGCGATAAGTTTTGGGTAAAAATGGATGTGTTACCAATACCAAACGAAAAAGGTGAAGTTTGGTTGAATCTTTATGAAAGGACAGATGATTATGTATCGGAAAAAAATGTCGAAAGGTAAAAGTAAGCGGATGTTCAGCAGAACAGCAAGCAGGGTTAAGTCAAAGAATTATGCCAAGCCAATGCGCGGAGGTATTAGAACCTAATGCCTTGCTACAATCCGCTAGTTGGCTACAAGCTAGACGGCAAAGTAGTATTTGATAAGCCCTTTGCCCTTGCAAAGGGCTTTAATTTAGCTTGTGGTAGGTGTATTGGGTGTCGACTAGAATATAGTCGGCAATGGGCGATAAGATGCGTCCATGAAGCCCAAATGCACGATAACAATTGTTTTATAACCTTGACGTTCGACAATGAGTATTTGTCGAGTCGTGAAAATCCAGCTTCGCTGGATGTAAGTGAGTTTCAGAGATTTATGAAACGATTAAGGGAAAGATATAATCATAAGATTAGATTTTTCCATTGTGGTGAATACGGCGATAAAAATAAGAGACCACATTATCATGCCTTATTGTTTGGGCATGATTTTGAAGATAAAAAGTTGTGGTCAGTAAGAGATGATATAAGGCTGTATATTAGTGAAGAATTAAAACAGCTTTGGCCGTATGGATTCCACACAATAGGAGATGTTACTTTTGAAAGTGCCGCGTATTGTGCGCGGTATGTTATGAAAAAGATAACAGGAGATAAAGCGATAGAACATTATCGCGAGGTTGATTTAGAAACAGGAGAAGTAATAAACGAAATCAAACCAGAATACTGTACCATGAGCAGGCGTCCAGGCATTGGCGCCACATGGTACGAAAAGTATGGATGGGACGATTGCCACAAACATGACTTTATTGTTGTAAATGGCAAGGAAGTAAGGCCCCCAAGATACTATGATAAGCTATGCGATGAAAAAATAATGGTTGACATTAAGAAAAAGCGTATAGAAAATATGGATGACCCAATAATCAATTATGATAATCGTATGGATAGATTATGGGTTGAAGAAGAAGTAAAAATGAGAAAGCTAGAAAAGCTAGTAAGAAATCTTTAGGAGTGTTAAGATGAAGAAAGTTTATTATGCAGTTTATGACAGAAAAGCAGAAGTATATTCAACGCCTTTTCTGGAAGTAACAGATGGTACAGCGATTAGAGCGCTGCAGGAAGCAATAGCAGATGGAAATCATCCGTTTGCAAAGCATCCCGGCGATTATAGTTTACATCGTTTGGGAACATTTGAGGATACAACAGCAGAAATTGCTGTAGAAGAAAAGAAAAAAATTATAGAAGTTGAGACATTAGGAGCTAATTAAATGTTAGATAGTCGCACCGGAACATTACCAACAGTAATGAAACATGAGTTCAGCCGAGTACCGCAAGCGGATATACAACGGTCAACGTTCAACCGTAGCCACGGGTTAAAAACAACGTTTGATGCAGGTTATCTGGTACCAATATTGGTTGATGAGGTACTTCCGGGCGATACGTTTAGTGTAAACGCTATGGGGTTTGGCCGCTTGGCCACCCCAATTTATCCGATTATGGATAACTTGTATGTTGAGACATTTTTCTTTTTTGTACCAAACAGACTGATTTGGGACAATTGGGAACGTTTTAACGGCGCCCAAGATAACCCAACAGATAGTACAAGTTATTTAGTGCCACAAATTACGTTGGGTTCAGGTGTTAGCATTGCAGATAGCACATTGTTTGATTACATGGGTTTGCCAATTAATGTAAATGGAATTGCATTTAACAATTTGCATGGTAGAGCATATAATTTGATTTGGAA